TGAGATTGCATTTAGTGTAGATAAAAAATACGACTTATCCAAATATTACGATCGTAATGGGTATACATTAACTGAAAAAAAATATAGTAGGAGGTTAAAATAATATGGGTGTTGTATCGGCGGCAATAGGAGGAGTAGTGGCCTTAGGGAGTGCAATAATACAAGGGGACCAAGCAGCGAAAGCAAGAAGGGCAAAAATGAGTGCGGCACAGCGTGCACAAGCAAGTCTTGAAACTGGTATGCGTGGAGGAACTAAAAGAGTATACAATATGCCAGACGGTAGACAATTGAGCGAGGATGAGTTTAACAAATTAACTGTTGCACCAGGGGGCGGGTTTTTTAAAGAAATGTTGGAAAAAGGAGAAATAACATCTGAGAATGTAGAAGTAAAGGGATATGATCAGTATATGGATCAAGCCGAAATTGATATTGATACCGCTTATGATCTAGGCTTGCAACGTATGGAACAGGGTATGGCAGAAATGCAGGCAGGATACCAACGAGCTAGAGGTGATTTAGATGTTGCTAGGGCGGATATTGAAGCTGGGATTGAGCGATTTGACCCATATGCACAAGCTGGAACTAGGGCCTTATCTGGCTACGAAAAAATGCTTAATCAACCAAGTTCTATTTTTGATAGCCCTATTTATAGCTCTAAGGAAGCAAGGCTAACTAAGTTGTTATCAGCAAGAGCCGCACAAACAGGGCGTTTAGGGGCTTCAGCCGATATTACAGCAAGTTTTGCCCCAGCATATCAACAATTAATGGAACAAGAGTATGCAAGCGCATTAGGTAGGTATCAGCCATTGATCCAATATGGTTATGGTGCCGCAGGACAACAAGCTGGTTTAAATCAAGCCTTAGCTGGTGTTGCTGGTAAACAAGCATCATATGCGGCTGATTTGGGTAGGCGAATGATGGCAGGGCGAGCATATCAATCAGGATTAGATGTTGAACGTGGTCAAAAACAAGCAGGGATTCAAGCAAGCCGTGGAGCTATGGAGTATACCCATTCAGGAAATTTAGCAAACATTGAAATGGGAAAAGGGGCCATAGAGGCAAACTACTTTAACCAGATAGGCAATATTTATGGAGGTTTAGCTGAGCAAGCTGGGGAATTTGCCGGTCAATTAGTAGGAGGTATGAAATAATGTTACGGATGCCAGGATATATGACCAATGTACAGCCAATGCAGGTAGCACGACCAGTAAGTTCATTCTTTAAAGGTTATGAAGCGGCTACTGATAGAGCCTATAAAGAAGGTGCGTCACAATTAGCTAGAGAAACATTAGAGTATAATAAAAAGAAGCTGGCAGAGGATGCACGGTTAAGGCAAGAAGAATTACAAAGAAAGAAAAATAAAGCCAAAGCACAAGCCCAAGAAAACGCATTATATAAATATATTGATGATGCTCGTGAGGGTAATGTTCCAATAGGACAAATCCAACAGCAAGTAAATCAAATGTACGATAATAGCTCAGAATATAGGGAGATGTTAGGTCAACCCAAAATACAAGTAACCCCTAAAGGGCGAGTTGTTATGACTGAGACAGGTATAGTTACCCAAGAAAAACTTGATGAATTGCTAGGGCAAGGAACAATAGATCAAGATTTTTATGATCAAGCGGTCCCTAATATAGGCAAAGAATATACCTTTGATTTTGCTAGGAATCCACAAGGTGGGTTTATTCCAATGAGTGTTAAGTTTAATCCAGTAGAAATTGAAAAAGACCAAAGACCAGATGCAGGCAATATTGTTAGTTTGGCCAATTCTTTATTAAGAAGAAAGAATGTGGCTGGGCAACCAGAGTTTACAACAGAACAGGTTATTGAAGAGGTTGAGAAGATTATTCCAGGAGCCCGTTCAATATTAGAAGGGGTTGTACAAGATGGTAATCAATTTCTGGACATTGATACCCCTACAATTCCTGATACATCAGATAAGGGTAAGTACATATTTGATACTATGGAAGAAGCAGAAGCTGCAAATATCCCTATTGGGACAACAGTAGTTATTGGTGGGGAGGAGTTTACTAAACAATAATGGTATTTGTTCCTGTAGAAAAAGAATCCAGTTTTGTTCCGGTAGAAAAAAAATCTACGTTTATTCCGGTGGAAAAAAAATCAAGTTTTGTTTCGGTAGAACCCGAACCCGTTGAAAAAGACGAGACACTAGAAGAACTAGAAAATAAGCAAAACTTATTATTTAAGGTATTAGACAATGTCAACCGTCCACAATATGCCGTAGCTAACGCTATCTACCAAGCATATACTAATGATGACTTTAAGTTAGGGCAATCGTTATGGGATGGGTTAAGTCTTCAAGAAAAACGCAGTGTAGGGGATACTTTGCGTGAAGTTATAGAGCCAGAAAGTAAGTTTGGTAAAATAGCAACGGGGGTAGGTGGATTTGCAGGGGATATATTAACGGACCCATTAACTTATGTTGGTGTGGGGTTAATAACTCAACCCCTAACTAAAGGCGGTAAATTATTAAAGGTTGGTACGCAATCTTATAAAATGGCTAAGGCCGCAAGAGCCGCAGGAAAAGCGGATGGATCAAAAAGGGTACTAACAGCAAGTGTCCCTACTGGATTTAGAAAAAGTGTGTTTAAGCCTGTGAAGTTTGAGGAAAAAGTAATCCCAGGCACACGGTTTGTTGCTGAACCAATAGCACAAATCTTAGGTAAAACAGGTAAATTTGTTAAAGAAGATTTAGGTAAGATGTCAGATGCGATTGATTACTTAGGTAAAAACATGTCAAACAAGTTTAGACCAAAAGATATTGACCCAATTATGTGGGAAAAAATGATAAAAGCGAAAACTATTGCAAAAAATATTCAGGCTAACTTAGAGTTGGACTCTATTGAAAAATCACGTCAAATGGCTAAAGCGTTTCGAGATGAAGGGTTAGATGAGGATGCAATAGCGAATATAACCAACCAATTAGAAACTAAACAGCCGATTACAAGTCCAGGCGGTTTAATGGCTAAGCAATTTAGTGAGGAAATGACAGAACGTTATGCTAAAACTGGGGCATCAGGGAAGCAGTTAATTGATGATCCCAATATAGGTTACGTTCCACACGTTGCAGAAAAAAAATCAAAAAAATACAAAGATGCAATGGGTTTTTCGAAAAGGGAATTTGCTACAATGAGCCCATCAGATATTGCCCGAACATTACTTAAATACACGGATGATGCTGGGGATGAGTTTGTTTTAAGTACAAAAACAGGGAAGTACTATCAAGATGGCCTATTAAAAGGAACGTTAAGACCTAAGCAATTAAAAGAGTTGGACGAAGAAGCCTTATCCCAAGCTAGTATATCAGAAATAAACCGAGCTTATGGCGATACCGTATTTGCTACGAATTTATCTAAATTAATGGCAATCCAAGGACTAAGAACGGCCAAGGTAGTAGGTGGGGATGAATTTTACAAAGAGGTAGCAAAGATTGGTAGCCGTGTACAGAAACCCGGAATGGTTCAGTCATCAGCTCCAGAGCTAGCAGGCAAATTTTATGATCCAGCAGTGGTATCACACATCGATAAAACATATGAAGCCCTAAAGCCACAAGAATTAAGTAATTTTATGCGTAATTATGACAAAATCCAAAATGCTTGGAAAACTACAGCAACATTCTGGAATACAGCTTTTCATAGTCGAAACGCCTTATCTAACATGTGGCAAAACACATTAGCTGGGGTTAATGATCCAGCGGATTATGCAAGAGCTAGTAAAATCCAAGTTCAATCACGAAAAGGGATTGAGGGTTTAAATGATGCTGATAAACAGATTATGAAAGAGTATAGGGAGCAAGGACTTGATACAACAGGCCATTTCAGTGGTGATATTGATCAATCCATAGAAGCCCAAATTAATAGTGCATTTGATTTGCTTAAAAAAAGAAAGGTGGTTAAGGGGACTATCCAAGGAATTAACCAGGTTACCGGAGCCGTAGGTAATGGCGTTGAAACAAATGCAAAACTTGCGCATTACATTGCTAAAAGAAAAGAAGGGTTAACACCATTTGAAGCTGGGGAATCGGTTAAAAAGTATTTGTTTGATTATAAAGATTTAACACGTCTGGAAAAAGATGTCTTTAAGCGATTAATGCCATTCTATACATTCACACGAAAAAACATACCTCTTCAAATAGAAACATTAATTAAAGACCCATCAAGGCAAACCAAATTGATTAAGTTAAAAAACAATGTAGAGGTGTACGCAGGTGATGACCAAACAAGTGGGTTATTGCCAGAATACATGCAAAACGCAAGCCCAGTATTTATCGGTAAGAAAGATGGTAAGTTACGCTACATTAAGTTAGAAGGGTTTTTACCCACAGCCGATCTAAACCGTTTAAGTCAGCCAGCTCAAGAATTATTGGCATTAGTAAGCCCAATTATTAAGGCCCCTACAGAACAAACCCTAAACTACAATTTCTTTTTTGGGCAACCATTAACACGACAAAAAGGGATCAAGGGCTTTGCTGGTTATGGTGAAAGAGACTATTTATTTACACGAATCCCTGGACGACTTGAGCATTTAGCAAGGTTGTATCGACCTTTTACCGAGATTGAAAAGATATTTGGGGATAAATATACCTTTCAAGATGGGGCAACAAAAGCATTTAACTTGTTGCTTGGCGGTAAGGTTTACGAGTATAAAACAGAAGATTTACTGAGAAAGTTTAGTAGGTTATCAGATGAAGAAGCAAGAGGATTAAAGTATCAAATAAATCAAATTCGTAGAGAAATGGAAGAATATCCAGATAAAGCACATTTGAAAGATAAAGATTTGAAAACCGTAACGGAACTGTACATTAAGAAAAGAAAAGAAGCAGGCTTACAAAAACAAGCCGCAGCTAAATTAATAGAAAGGGGCAATTAATATGCCAAAATTAGGTAAAAAAAAATACGCGTACACTAAAGCAGGAATGGCCGCATACAAGAAGGCGAAAGCTAAAAAAACGGCTAAAAGGAAATAAATATGAAGCGCAAAAAAAAGGTTCCTGCAAGTGTTAAATATGCTAATGGGACAACGTATAAAGATAGTGCAGGAAAAACCCACAAACGAACGTCTGCTAAAGGAACTAAAAGGGGGGATGCTTATTGTGCAAGATCAAGCGGCCAAAAACAAACTGAAAAAGTTAAAGTACGACGTAAGGCATGGGGGTGTCGTGGCAAAAAATCTGTGAGGGCAAAATGAGTGCGGCTTATTGGGCCAATAAAGTCAAATGGTAAACCAGAAAGGAATGTGCAATGAACATTAGAATTAGGTTCGGGTTGCCACCACAACCGAACCCACTTAAACGAGCAAAGAACCAAGTTCAAAAAACACAAAGTAAAGTAATTAGATGTGGCCATCCAATCAAGTTACGTAACACAACCGAGGTGAAGCGTGGTAGGCCCTGATCCAATAAGCATAATGGCTATGGGGATACCTGCCATTATGCGATATAACTTGTCATTAGGTATTTTTGTGATGTTTTTATTTTTACTTTTTGGGTTTGCGTTTTTTTTGAAAAAGAATAGTAATGACATAAATGAATTGAAGGAAGACTTTAAAACCTTTAAAGACCATTTGGATAAAGTTCAAAGTGAAGCTGAAAAAGACAAAGAAAAATTACATGAGCGGATGAACGCAATGAATAAAACATTATCTGGTATTGAAGGTAAATTAGAGTTATTTATTAAGATGAAGTTGGAGAGTCATGGATAAAATTAAAATCACACATAATTTTCACGGCACTAAATTTTCTATTTTTGATTACCGTGTAATAGGTAGCAATATTATCAAAATGAAAACCAATGATAAGTATTTTCATGCTAGCACATTAATTGATGATTGGTATTATGAATCAGTTGTATTTAAAGGTGTTGTGCGCAATAGAAAGCCGTCAACTAAGGTTGGGTATTCGATAACATTTGAAGTGCCACGAGACGATCAATTTAGGGCATATTACAATGAACTACAAGGTCAAATAGGAAAAGGTTATGATTATAAAGGCGCAATGCTTGGATTCTTTGGTATTAAGATACAAGATGATGATAGGTATTATTGCAATGAACTAAATAATATTTTTTTAAAACATTATGCCCCAGCATTAATATCAGAAAAAACAAATTATAGCCCCAAAGATTTGCGATTAGTATTAATGGCTTGGAAATATGGCCAGTCGCAAGTATAATGAACATAACAAAAAAAAAATAAAATAACTCATTTATATAAATCAATTAACCCTTTCTAGCCGAAGGGTTTTTTGTTTGTTATAATGGGGCCATGCAATCCAAAACCGGAAGCGTTGTTGAGACGTTCATCACAATTATTAGGGACAATATTGGGAATGCGTGCGGCATTTATGTTGCAAAAAAATGGTTTGGAATTGACATTTCTATTGGATTACAAATTGCGATTGGATTACAAATTTATAATGCGGTAGGCACCTATATTCAACGAAGAATATTCAATAAATATGGGGAGTCTATTGTGCTTTTTACAACGAAGGTGTTTGAGGCTATTGTACTTTTTACAAAGCAGGTGTTCAATAATGCAAAACCAAAAAAAAATTAATGAACAAGAGTATGTCGAGATCTTGTCTGGGTTACAAAGAGAAATCGATATAATAAAATTAGATATGCAGCAAACGAAAGATTTAACCCTGAAAAGATGGAACGATATTGATGTGCAAGTAAGCACTTTTAATGAAAAATTTAATCACTTTTCAAATGGTTTTAAATCCATTGAACGTAATATGGTAATAGGTACTGGTTTAATATTGGTGTTCATCAGCTTTTTTAGCCTCATTTTATTAACGAAATTATAGTGTTTATTGTTTGGACATATTAAAAACAATCGATACGTATTGAGGCTAACCCAAATCCTTTAATAGCTAATAGCAAAAACGTGTGTAACTTGTATGTTTACATAGCCCTCGAGGTATTGTTTGTGCATGGATCAAGCAAATATATATCGTGAATTATCCGACGTAGAAGCATTTTGTGCTGATGTCTTGGAAATTGGCGAGGATTTATGGGAATTACGTGAAAAGTTACTTATTAATATTATTAATATAGGGGTAACAGATCATTCCTACATTATAAGTGCTGAAATTAAAAAATTAACTGAGCTTGGGAAAAAACTAGGCTTGTTATTAGAATTCATTACGAGGGCATTAATCGCTATAGGAAATAACGATGTCCCATATCACGTAACCGACTTTTTATTGGAAGCTGAAAGGCTAGTACTACTTTATGTAAAGCAATATGAATCAGGTGATTTGCCGTCTAACTTTTATCACGAGTTAGAGGAATTGTTAAATGATTATTTAGATAAGGAGGTACATTATTATGGCTAAACACATATCAATATCCCAAATTAATAAGTATTTGGGGTGTGGGGAGGCATACCGGCTACAATATATCGAAGGCATTAAACAGCCACCAAATGTTTCCATGATAAAAGGATCAGCGTTTCATAAGGTTGCGGAAACTAATAATATCCAAAAAAAGGTGACTAAGACTGATTTATGCTTAGATGAGCTAAAAGAAATTGCAAGTAACGATTTGGATTCAAGATTTGATAGTGAAATTACATATAAAAAAGATGAAAAGGACAATTTATCTAAAACAAAAGGTGATGCTAAAGATAGTTTAATGGTGGCAATAGATCAATTGGCAATTAACACAAAAGACGTTATTCCAATTGAAACTGAATCGGAATATAACATACAAATTCCTGGCATAGCAAAGCCATTAAAAGCAATTATTGATTGCATTACGGATGACAATAGAGTTATTGATTATAAAGTCACAGGGAAGCCAAAAACCCAATTAGAAACTGATGTCGATATACAATTAATGGCTTATGCATTAATACATCGTGTATATTTTGACAATTTTCCAAAACTTGAGTTTCACAATTACGTAACCAAGCATACTAAAACTAAGGGGCATGAGACATTATTTAAAAAAATATCAACTGAACATAATGAAAATTCAATTACCCCATTAATTAATACATTAAGAGTCGTTACCGAAAGCATTGAAAAAGGTATATTTTTACCAGCAGCTAAGGGGTCATGGCAATGCAGCCCATCAGCATGTAGTCATTATCACAGTTGCAAATACATTCACGGTCAATCGAGGTTTGGAATATGAGTATTTTAAACTTCATTAACAAGAAACTTACTTTGCAAATTTTTTGCACGGTATATGAAAAAAAAGAAATAGAATACACCACCCACGAATCATTAATGTGCCAAATGCCGTTTAAGTGTGATAAGGCTACATTTAGGCGGCATATGATTGCATTGTTAGAGGCCAAATTAATTCAATGCACATTTCATGAAACATACAAAGTTATTAGTTTAAATAATGCAATAGATCAAGAATTAGATTCCACGCCAATAGAGCCTGAGCCACAACAACAGGCTTTAATACCAGTAGCCACAGTGCCATACAAAGATATTTTAAATCAGTGGAATGAATTTGCCGCTCAACATGGGTTAGCCCAAATAATTAAGTTAAATGAGCAAAGAAAAGCTGGAATAAGGGCCAGACTTACAGAAAAAGAGTTTTGCTTAGATAAGATTTTAGAAGCAGTAGCACAAAATGATTATTTTTTTGGGAACAACAATAATGGCTGGAAAATAACTTTTGATTTTATTTTTTGCCGAACATCTTCTTATTTAAAAATACTTGAAGGGTTTTATTCAAAAAATGATCAAAAAAACGTTACACAACTGAACTACAAAGACAAAGCGCAAATTAATTTTATTGAAGGGATGAAAGCAATATCATGAGTTTCAAGGAAGTATTTTCTAATTATTACCAATCCTTATGTTCAATTCATAATGAACAGCCTAGTGTTTTTCAAGCCACTACTATGATGAATTATTTATTGGAAGAAATTGGTGAAGAAGAACTAATACTAAAAGGTATTAAAGATGCTACCTCAACTAAACACAAGTTTGTTCGAACCTCGACAGATAAGAATGGGCATACAAGTGAAGTTCCACGAACCCCATCAGCTAAAGAAATTGCAATAATATGCAACGACTTAAAAGAAGATTATTATCGAGATAAAGAACAGCAAAATGCGATGAGGCTTTTAAGTGAACCAAAAGAAATTACAAAGCAAGCGGCGGCTAATGGCCAGTTAGCATGCAGTTTAGTTGCTTGGTTTAAATGTTGCCCCGATAAGGTGTATTCCCTTATTAACTCAGGGGCACTTGTGGCTAACAAATTATTAGCCGAACAAAATATGTTTGAGGCGATGGGAACTAAAAACATATACGCAAAAAAACGACAAGAACAGATGAAGCAGTACATACAGACGCACTACGAATCAATAATTGAGTTATGCAAAAAGGAGGAGCCTATAAGTTCTTAATTTAAAAACAATAAACAAAGGAGTAAAAAAAATGGATTTTGATTTTGATAATTTAGTAGTAACACATAAAGAAAAAGAGTATGAAAAAATAAAGCCCGGTTTACATAACGCAATTTGTGTTGGGGTATGGAATGTTGGCCCACACAAAACTGAATATGGAATTAAAAATAAATTTATTATTGGGTTTGAGGTTGAGCAACGGAATACGCAAACAAATGAACAAATGTTGCACCTTGATATTTATACCATGAGCGTGCACCCAAAAAGTAAATTTGGAATGTTATATGAATCTTGGTCAGCTAAAAAATTAAAAGATGAGGATCGATCAAAATTTAATTTTTCACAATGTGTAGGTAAAAAAGCAACATTAAACATTATTCATAATGAAAAATACGTGAATATATCGGCTATTCTACCAGCACAAGATGGTAATTCAATTAAATCAGAGGACGTTCTTAAAGGTGAAGTTCCTAACTATGTAAAAACAATGCGTGCAAAGGCGGTTATAAATGACAATGAGCCACAAATTAATATTGATGACGTTAAACCTCTTAAAGACTTGGAGAAGAAGCCAGAGGCTGAAAACACTGAAAAGGCACCATTTTAATTATGGGTACGCCAAAAAACATTGGAACAATCCACCGCTACTTTGTAGATAAGGGCTATGGATTTATACGACATAGAGAAAAGGGAGCAATTCATGATAGTGAGAAGTTTTTTCATTGCAGTCAGTGCGTTAGTGGCTTTGTGCCTTTGGAAGGGAAAGAGGTGGCCTTCAATCTAGTTTATAACAAAGACAATAGAATTATGGCCGTTGAGGTAGAAGATGCCCCTGAAAAAAGATAGTTTCGCAGAATATCAAGGGAAGTCTTTCGTGTATAACCCTAAAGGGACTACAACTAAGTATTCAGCAACTTTTAAACGCATAGTTGAAGAAAACGGAAAGTTATTGTGTGAACTTAAACTAGCAAATGTTGGCACGGTTAAAGCTGAGGCCACCAATGATTTGCTTAAACAAATCAAGAGTAGGAGTCAATTTTTATGATGATTATGGGGATTGATCCTGGTGTTAAAGGGGCATTTTGTGCGATGCCCCAATCTAACCCAGAAATACATAATGTGATTATAACTGAGTTTAAAAATTTAACCGACAACGAAATCATATTGGCAATTAAAGAAATCATGCCGGATGTTGTGTATCTTGAATCGGTATTTCGAGTGGATAAACTTGTGGCGCACCGAGGTTTTTTGCGTGGGGTATGCATTACATTTAATATCCCAGTACACGATGTGCGACCACAAGAATGGAAATCAGAATTAAAAATACCACAAATGAAATCATTAAGTAATGCGCAACGTAGAAAAGACGAGCTTAATTGCGTCAATAATTTATACCCATTTCTTGAAGATGCGAATAGAGATAATGCCGCCTCAGTTTGCATCGCAGAATACGGAAGAAGAAAAGCTAAGTGAGGAAAAAATGGAAGAAAATAGAGATGTAGTACAGCCCAAACATTACACAAATCAATTAATTGAAACAATTCATATATTGGATGATCTAAATTTGCCGCGCAACTTAGAACGAGCGGTTGAATACAGCATGCGTGCTAACCGTAAAAACGGTGAACAAGACCTGTTAAAGGCTTTGTGGTACTTAATACGCCATCTAATTATATATTACGGGACATCCCCATTTCGATTATATGAGGTTGCCCAACAAAGTGTAAAAACGGCAAATGAATATTTAGAGCTAAAGGAGCAAAAACAATGAAAGATATTTTAGATAGACTAATCGGCGCAGGCAAAACAAATAGTATAGAGGGCGCCTTAATATTGACGATACTTTTTGGAGACAAAATCCCTGGGGAAATTGTTAATCAGATTGTCATTATTATTGGCTCATTACTAGCGATTTACAAGTTCTATGCGAAAAAAGGTTAAAGATTGCGTGCTGAATATAGAAATTACAGCAAAAAATCGTAAGCATATGATGCAAAAAGCATTAATGATCTTGCAAAAAATTGTTTTAGGTGATGACGAGGCTAGCACTCAGAATTGGAGGTTCAATGTCAAGTACGAGCATAGAAGCTAGGTTTACGCCCAACTACTATTACACCATAAATGATTACGTTGTTGTGTACATTAATTACGCATCGGTGAATCAAGTTAATTATTACTTTTTTGCGTCAATTAACACTAAAAGTTATCACACGTTTATTGCGTGGCAAGAAGCAAGTAAAACTGATCCTCAGAAAAGAACAAGTGAGCAGCAAGAGTTGTTAAATAGTTATAAATTACGACGAGTCAAAATAGAGACAAAAGAAATTAAAAATATGGATGTCAGAAAAGTAGAGGGGCAACCCAAGCCAATAAAAGCAGACAATAAGCGATACCAAAGCGGCAAATATGACAATTGGATTAATGGAGGTTTAAGATTATGAATTTTGGGGCAATAATGCCAATTTTAGGTAAGGCAATCCAGGGTAATATTGGTGGCGCACTTCATGTGGCCATGGAAGCACTAGGACTACCTATTAGTGAAAATGAGGAAAAGAACAAGAAAACATTCAATGATGCCAAAGAACGATTAACACCAGATCAAATACTTAGCCTTAAAAAAGCTGAGGCGGAATATAGGGCGAAAATCAAACAGATGGACATTGACCTCGAGCAAATATTAAGTGATGATCGGAATTCAGCAAGACAAAGGGAAATGAAACTTAAAGATCGTACCCCTAAAATTATTGGCTACTTGATCATGGGTGGGTTTTTTGCATTGTTAATTGGGTTAATGGTTTTTGATGTGCCCGAAAAAAATAGTCAGGTTCTTAATGTCATGTTGGGAGCCTTGGGAACCATGGTAACGGCAGTTGCAAATTATTATTTTGGCTCATCGTCTGGGTCAAAGTCTAAAGACGAGAAAATCGCAAAAATGAGGTACTAATGAAAATAACTAAAAACTTTTATTTGCAAGAATTTATCCCAATGGACATGTACAACGAATATGGTTCTAGGGCGGTTGGCGTTATGGATTACAGAATAATTCTAAGTGCCCAAGCATTACGTGATAACCTTGGGATTCCGTTATCCATTAATACATGGCATTCCTGTGGTGAACGCTACGAAAGCGGATTACGTGTAGTTGGTATGAAAAATTATCGGCCATTATCACAACATACCTATGGGCGAGCCGTAGATATTGTTAGTAATAAGATGCCAGCGCAAGAAATGCGTGAACACATATTAAATAACCGTGATAAATACCCATACATAACACGAATGGAAAACAATGTTACGTGGCTTCATATTGATATTAAAGATACGCAACAAGATGAAATTATTTTATTTAACCCGTAGGAGGACATTATGTCATTTATTACAAAATTTAAAAAAAGCATGCAAGCAGACAAAACACAGCACTTTATTATTGGGTTTGCGTTTGCAATTATTTTGATGGTACTTGATTACAATTTCAGCCCATTATTCTTTCAAGGTGAGCTTATTCCATTAATTGGCATAACTTTATTAGGATTTGGGATAGAATTTGCGCAAAGTTTTACAAAAACCAGACATGTTGAGGCTAATGATGCTTACGCAACAATTGCCGGTGGCGTTCATGGTATTCTACTGTTTAAATTAATTATGGTGTTTTATGTATAATTATACTGGCGTTATTAAAAAAGTAATTGATGGGGATACCTTTGATATCATGTTTGACCTTGGGTTTCATATTCAATATCAAACCAGGGTTAGACTTAATGGCATAGATGTTTATGAAACAACATTGCGTAACAATACTACCCCAGAACAGAAGAAACTAGGTTTACAAGCTAAAGAATTTTGCAATAAGACTTTACTGAATAAAAAGGTAATTGTAAAAACACATAAAGATATTAAGGGGAAATATGGTCGTTATCTTGTAGATATCCTTGTGAATGGTAATAATTTAGCAGAACTTTTAATCGAAAATGGATTTCGAAAACCCTAATATACAAGATTTAATACAAAAAATACTAGCAAGTCTTAAACAGCCGCACGTTTTTAATGAAAAGAAAATGTTTCAACTAATGTGCGGCATTAACATGTATAGCAATAATAATTTTAGTCAATTGGTAGATTTATATTACAATAGCCCATTAAGTAAATATAACAATCTTAATCCGAGCAGAATTCGATTTATTAAGAGCCAAATACAATATGAGATTACACAAGAACCAGAACATATAATTGATACAAATGCGAGACTAAACAAGTTGTACAAATGGGTTACACTCTACATGAAAATTTATTTTAAAAAAGGTCAGCTTGGGTATCTCAAACCAATACTACAAAAAATTAATGCAAATTTGGGGCATATGTTGTATAGAATTATACCCGAACAATAGTACTTGCATATTTTTTTATATGTAAGTACAATTTTACAAAAACGTAAAGGGAGTTATTATGGGTACATTGCCAATTATCTCTATTGCCAACCATAAAGGTGGTGTAGGGAAAACTACAATTGCATGCAATCTTAGTGCTGGAATATGCAGGCAAAAAAAGAATGATGGGAAAAATTTTAAAGGGTTATTGATTGATCTAGACCCACAAGCCAACACTAGCCATACAATGGTTAAAGAGCCACAAGATGTTACTAATACAATACGCGATGCGCTTAATGGCGTATCAATGCAAGATTGCGTTTACCCCACGAAGCAAAAAAACCTTTATGTGTGCCCAAGCAATATTTACTTATTTCACGAAGAAATCAAAATGATTAATAGCCCTAGTAGTGCCTTATATTGCCAAAAAATATTAGACAACAATCAAACCTTTTTAGATACATTTGATTTTGTATTAATTGATAGTCCACCCAATTTAGGCCCATTTATGATGAATGCCGTGTCTTGTTGCAACCATTATATAGTGCCAATACAAGCTGGTGGTATTTATAGTTTAGTTGGTTTAAATCTATTAGAAGACCGGATCAAAGACATTCAGCATATAACGCAAAACAATATTAATTTACTTGGCTACGTACTAAATGAGTATGACGCAAGAACCAATGCGTCCAAGGAAATGTTAAGCCAGGTTAAACATTTTTATGGTAATAAAGTTTTGGAGACTGTTATTAGGCGTAACACGAATTTGCAGCAGTCACAAACGCTTAAAAAGCCTGTGTTTAGTTTGGATGCCAATTGTAATGGGGCGATTGATTTTAGCAGGCTGGCGGTTGAGGTTATTAAAAGAATTTGGAGGTAATAAAATGAAAAAAGAAAAACCATATTTATTCGAATTTAAGGATGGAAGAAAAATTGAGCTTTCATTAGAGGAATTTCGGAATATCACTAACTACAATTGCTACTATTATAGTACTACGGAAAACATAATTCTTAATATAATTGATTACTCTTTTGAAAAAAATGTTCTTATCGCAAATACAAACCCAGATAGAGTACCTATTTTTAATGAGATTCTTAGGGATTATTACAGCGGAATTGTAGCATTTGACCCGTTTGTTAGTGGTTTAATATGGCTTGAAGATAAAGATTATTATAATAAAAAAATAGCATTATCATGCATTGGCCACACATTCACAATTCCAACAAATACAAGTCACTCATGGCTTGAGTACGAAGGAAAAAAGATTATAGATTATATGCCTAGTTATGATGACATTATAGACACAAGCTGGGATGGCAGACTTACCAAATAGGGAGGTACAAAGATGAAAACTAAACATGAAATCTACTACGACAAAGAAAAAACAAAACCAGTAACGGATTATAAAGTTGATGAGTATGGCTATGCAATTATCGATACAGGCGTGTTTTATGTTTTTGGGAAGACATATGTTTGCGCCTTTGGAGATTCAACGATTTTTGCCTATGATAATTCAAGAGTTTCGGCCTATCGTAATTCAGGGGTTTTGGCCTATGACAAATCAGAGGTTTGGGCCAATGAGATTTCATGGGTTCATGCTTATGACAATGCAGCGGTTTGGGCCTATGACAATTCAAAAGTTAATTCGTATAACAATTCACAGGTTGTGAAAAGTGGCCATTCAAAGATTTTCGACTATGACAATTCAACGGTTTGGACCTACGATTTTCCAAGTTTGGGTAAAAGGAGAATTAATGGAAAATAAATATGAAATTTACTATGACAAAGAAAAAACAAGACCAGTAACGGATTATGAAGTTGATCCCAATGGCTATGCCATTCTTAATGCAGGCACTTTTTATATTTTTAAAGAAACAAGAGTTAAGACCTATAAAAAAACACTAGTTTTTGCCTATGACGATTCAACCGTTGTTGCCTATGACGATTCAACCGTTGTTGCAAATGACAATTCAACGGTTCGGGCTTATGCCGATTCACAAGTCTTGGCCTATGACAATTCAACCGTTTGGACCTATGTTGGTCTTGGCATTTCTCAGATTTATTTGCATGACAATTCATGGGGGCAAACTCATGAAAATGCAAAAATAATTGATAGGACAGTTAAAGTAGGAGAGTTCATTAATGAAAACTAAACATGAAATTTACTTTGACAGAGAAAAAACACAGCCAGTAACGGATTATAAAGTTGATGGGGATGGGTATGCAATTCTTAATACAGGCACTTTTTATATTTTTGGAGAAACAAAAGTTGATACCTATAAAAAAACAATAGTTTTTGCGTATGACGATTCAAAGGTTTTTGCCAATCACGATTCACAGGTTGTGGCCAATCACGATTCACAGGTTGTGGCCAATCACGATTCACAGGTTCGGGCGTATGACAATTCAAAGGTTCGGGCGTATGACGATTCATCGGTTTCGGCCTATGGTAATTTAGAAGTTGATGCCTATGGATATTCAACGGTTAAAGCCTATGATAATTCAAAAGTTTGGGCCTATGAAAGCTCAAAGGTTTTTGCCAATGGGGATTCACAGGTTCAAGCCAATAACCATTCAGAAGTTGATGCTCATCAAAATTCAAAGGTTTATGCCTTTCACAATTCAAAAGTTTGGGTTTATGAAAATTCAAAGGTTTTTGTCAATGACAATGCAAAAATAATTGATAAGCGAGAAAAGCAAGAAAACATATGGCCAAGCCGATCTTAAACTACTTTTCAGACGAACAAAATATATCGAAAGATGTTGATATTAGCATGTTTTTTGAGGGACAAACCAGGGACAAACCAGGGACAAAGCAGGGACAAACCGGAGACAAACCAGAGACAAAGCAGGGACAAACCAGAGACAAACCGGAGACAAACCAGAGACAAACCGGAGACAAACCCACATACAATGTTGATATTAGCATCGCCCAATTAAGGGGTGTTCAACGTCAAATTTTAATGTTTTTTTACGATAATTGCGAAACAAATAATTCTCTTAAAACCCAACCTATGACATTAAACGAGATATCGCACGAATTGAGGCTAAAAAAGGAAACAGCAAAGAAAAGCATCCAACGCTTAATCGATAAAAAACTTATAAAAAGAGTCTTGTATCAGTGTGGAAGGCGGTCATTTAGCATCTTTCAGTTTAATAAAATTACAATAAATAAAATAAGAGACAAACCAGGGACAAATGAGGCCGCGCGTAGTAGTAGTATATTATATACTAATAAGTATAATACTACAGATACTACTACTACTCCGCTGCGCTCCGTTAGCATGGTAAGAAGATTTCAGGAGTCCGTCAATAGTAAAATTGAAATTGATATCAGCCCATTATCTGACATAAATTTAAACCACGGGCATATAAAGCAATTACTCAAACTTGGTGTATGCCAAAACATCATCCAAGAAAGCATCAATGCATTTGCGTATGACCTACAAAACGGCTACCGCAAAAAAACAGATTTCAAAATAAGTCCAATTGCCTTCTTAATTGGCGTATTAAAAAATAATGACCCCTACATCGCTCATTTGAGTTTTTACAACAAAGAAAAACAGGCCCTTGAAGATTTAAAACAACGAAAAAGGGAGTTAGATGGCATTATTTACCAGAAAAACAAGATTAACTTCGAGTTATGGCTATCAAAATTAAGCCACAATGAACAAATTAATATTTTAGGACTCAATACCAAGGAGGTTGAAAAATTATTACCAGAAATGAAAAATAAGATGTTATACAAGTATTACGTAGAGAGATGCTCAATAAACAACTAAATTATGGTTTTTTATTTAGCATTTCTTGGCGCAAAAGCGTAGAATATATGAAATGCATAAAGGAGTTTAAAGATTGATATAAATTATTAAAGTGGCCTAGCTGATGTGGAAATTACTAGGCCAAAACATTAAAAGGGAGAAGCTAATGTTGTACAATAATAAATACACTTTACTAGTGGAAGGTAACACTATTAACTATTCATTGTCAAATATTTTTTTTGGATTAGGGGGATAAATGAAATTTGCCAGTTTTCTTGAAGGTAAGCTGGTGTGTGGTGAAATGAGTATCAGTGGTTTAGGGAAGGAATTGTCCGTTAGCCGGCAAATGATTTACCGTTGGTTAACCGGTGAAGCCAGTCCTACACCTAAAACGCTTATGCGCATTAAAGATACGATTGAATTAGAACCAGGGGAAGTCGGGGAAATGATTGGTGCATGGCTCAACGATCAAGGCTTAAATGAAATTATTAAGTTATACATCCATGAGCAATTGATCAAGCAGCTCAATTGATCTATATTAATCACGCCGGTAGTTGGATTGCATAAGGCTACCGGCCCCTACATTTTAGTAAAAAAAATAACCCCAATATTGCTAGCCTCAAATTATTGATCAATTTATGTTCAATAAATATTCAGTTTGTGATCAACTTTTGATCAAAATGAGCGTACAGAAGGGTTCATTTTATGTTCAACTTATATTCAATTTATGATCATATAATAAATAAGCATTTAGCCTCAACGTATAAAATAGCAATTCGTTAAAAATAATAAAAAAACATTAAGTATCCCATGATTAACTACTTTTAACTAATAATAAAATACTTTTTGACAGATTTTGAAAATTATGGTAAAATTAATAATGTTGTGAAACGACGTAAGACGTGAACAACGGTTTAAACTTTTAGTTTATATAATGAGATTTAATACAAAATTTAAACAAAAATTATTTATGAAGAGGGGCATGTCACCTTAACCTAAAAAAAAATAGTTTTAGTTAAAATTAGTTAAAAATGGTAAATCTTGACTAATGTTAGTGGGAATGATTTTTCAAATAATACTCAATAGGGAATATAATATACATAACATACCCGTCACGCCTCTCAACGATGCGCATTTTGGACGGGTTTTTTCTTTTAGTTATATAAGTGATCACTTTTATTGCCATCATCTATAACCTCTAATCAATCTTATCCGCCCTAATAGATTCAATTTTATTTTATACTTGTTTTTTATGCGGTTTCTGATTTTCCTTTTATTAATTAACATGGAAACCCCTTAATGGTATATTTATTCTATCGGCTGGAACCTTCTTTATACACTTTACGTTTTTTACTCTGTTCCAGCCCCACAAAAACCCTTTATATTTATCCCATAACATAAGCTCGTATTTGTAATTTTTGGTCATGAGGTCACCCAACTTATAATGGTTAAGACCATTACCATTATCAACATCATAAATATCGTTATTTGCCCAAGTATTATTTTTTTTCTTATACTATCCATTAGTTTCTTCTCCCATGATTTGATACCACATCTGATCAATTAATACTTTTACTACTCCTAACTCATGCTTTATTTGCTTTACATGACAATATTTTAATTGGTTATAGGTAATTATAGAATTTCTCATAATTTATTTGTTAAACCCGAAAATTACTTTACCCTGGATTATTTCTATTATATCTACATCATCACCTGGCATTATTATTTCTACTTGATTGTTCATTTGTTCTTTTCTCCTAACCTTGCTATAGTTAGGTGTCCGATTGTTGTTTTCCGTGGATAGATAAATGCAGTTGGACACCCTTTTAAATTTGTTAAATTATGTCAATTATTTTTTCTATTTTTTTGTTGTAGTGGATTTTTGTGTCAATCATGTAAACACTTAGGGCTTTCTGTTTAATGCCATGAACGCTTCCGTTTTTTTCTGCGATAAACCTAATTAAGTGGGTGTAATGAGATAATTGTGTTTCTTTAAATTCCTTAACCGTTGCTCCATAGGGCCGAACTAATTTTTCTATGGCAACATAAATAAATTCATTATTACCAGCTTCTTCTTTTAATTGGTTGAACTTTTCCATTAAAACAGCGTCTTTTCTGTCTTCATCTAGACCAAAATTAAATTCTACATAATCTAGATAGTGTTCACGCCTAATTTCAATCACAAACCGAGTTAATAAATCTTTATATTTTTTTGTATTTTCAATATTTTTTGTTTTCATTTTTTAACTCCTTTTTCAAAAACAAATTCGGAATGCGCAATTAGTTCCCACCACTCATCATCATCAAGAATAAAACATCTACTGTGTTTTGGGATGCAAATTGTGTACTGATATTGGTATACAGATAAAGCATCACTTGTTTTTTCTATACAACTTAGTTTTGTGTCAATTAATTTAAAAAGGTCACCTTCTTTTAAGTCTAAGTCATACACGCCATACGTATTTTTATTATTTGTTGTATATTTAAATGTTTTTGTCATTTTAAACTCCTTTTTTTTGTTTACCAATTTCTATTGAAAATGTGCCCGTTGTGTTCGATGTAATCATGCTTATAATCACTTTCAACCGCGTCATAACCCAAACAGTCTACCCTCATTGTATTTTTTATATGTGCCTACATACACGCTTGGATTTTCATTTTTTGTTTTCATTTTTTTTTACTCCCTTACTGTTAAGATATCGATACAATACATCCATTGTTCACATCATTACAAATCGAAATATCTTGATGAATCCATACACTGTTGACATTATACTTATATATTAATATCATGCCTGGTATGAGATATGAACATGATATTAACAAGTATGCTGAATTGAGGAATCAAGGGTTATCCTGGCGTGATATCGGCAAACAATTAAATATTAATCATAGCACGCTTACTCAATGGATTGAGCGTAACTACATTGAAGTTGTTAAATACAAATACAAGCAAAAATTGAATTAAACGCCATTGATCCATACAATATAGGTATGGGTCAACTTAATAAGCCGATATTAGTTCAGGATAAAGAATTAATAGACCTATACCACAGTGGTATGGATACTGAGCTATTAGCCAAAGCCTTCGCCGTCACACCTGAATACATAATTAAACTGATTAAGGGTCAAGACATAACACCTGACCAAGAAGCCCAATTTCTCAAGGATTCTCTAGTGGAAGGTAGAAGGGTGTATAATAAAGGCACAAGCTTACTATTGCGTTGTTATAACATCATAGAGACCAAAATTAATAAAGAGGCTAACTACCTAACGCCTAGTGACCTTAGCAAGCTTGTAACCGCTATAAGCAACTCACAGATCGCTATAGGTAAGAACATTACACAGCTGAATATGAATCAACCAGTGAATGCTGAGTCATCATTGCATAATGCTAAAAAAGAGTCTAAAGAGGCATTAAAACAGCTAGCTGAGAATACCGTTATTGGGGCTGGATAAGGGTGGATTTCGGAATCCCGAATCCAAGCTCCGCCTAACAACAACGCACGCTATACACATTATAATACATACATTGTATGCTTAAATTTAGTTAAATAAAGTGAAGTTAAATATGACCCAAAATTGTTAGCCTCATTTTGTGTGCATGCTAACCGATCGATATATTTTTATTTTAATATTGCATTAAATAGGTGTTGCAATTATTATGTGATTGATATATATTTAATTGAGTAAAGAACGATTTAATTATATAGTGTATATAGACATTAGGGATTGTAGTAGTAATTGTGCCCAGGAAAACCGGGGGGAGGGGCCCCCGCCCCCAAATTTTTGCCGGGGGCTGTTATTATTACGAACCCCACTATCCCCACTAAAAAAAATTAAATTGAAAGTAAAGGAGTAAAGAATGAATAAGCCAACATTTGGAACATATAGGGGGTGGAGTGATAACTGGGTATATGGTGCAATGCTTCATGGGTGGGGGAAAGCATTTATTCTTGAGTTTCATGATGATGTGGTCAACGACCGATGTGTACACCCTAAATACGATCAAAGTGTATTGGATAATATTGTAGAAGTTGATCCCAAATCTTTCGCCATGTTTACAGGATTATACGATAAGGAAGATACCCCTGTATATGGCAGTGTTCCTTTACCAGATGGAGTTATTAGTCGTGGTGGGGATATTGTAGGCGGAAATTTTGTTCGATACAGCTCAGAATGTGGTAGATTTGCAAGTCAATTAAAACGTACTAGAAAATACAAATCCTTTTTAAATGATATGTTTGTAAATTTGGATGAATTAATATCTAACGATTTATTTGGGTGTGGTTATACAGTTATTGGCAACGCTTATCAACACCCGGAATTATTGCCGGAATTGGAAGTAAAGGAGAAATAAATGAGACTAATTGATGCGAAAATAGCACTTATGTATATTACGCATTTTTATAATGGGTCAAGATATACAATAAAGACAACCAAAAATAAAGATGCGTATAAACTAGAAAATATTGATGGAACTCATTGGAATTTATATATAAGAGAGCTTGATGATTATTCAATTATGATTTCGGATAATGGTGAGGGGATTAAGTATTTAGAGGGTTTAGGGATTGATGTAGAGGGGGATGGAGTTAAAAAGGAGATTGCTAAGATTTTAGATAGCATGGGATTGGAATTAAGTGACAGCAAATGTATTTTTAATGAATTTAAATGGAAGTCAAACTCTGCCCCATTCCTTGTTTATCACGCTTTAAGAGACATTGAGGATATAGGGAAAATATATACTCAATACAACAGGATTTTTAAGGAAAACAAATGTTAAAGATATATTCTGATAGAGAGCGAACGAAGCCATGTGATTTAAGTTACCAAGGTACATTAGTTATTTATTCTGGTGAGTATTACATTGTAAATAAAGATAGTTCTAAGCCTGAAAAAGTTAGGGTTCATGGTGATTCAAAATTATATGCTTATGGTGAGGGGGTTCACATTGAGGCGTATGGCAATTCATGTGTAACCTTATTTGATGGGGCGGTGGCAACGTTAAATGATGAGAGCATGTTAATGTTAGACCATAATGACCCGAACAATGGTTATAGTGAGGGTGGGTTTAGGGTGTATCGTGATTTAAGGGATGATGGGATGGTAGGCTCGCTTATGTATAAATTTGGTAGTCATACTATGCTTCACGAGATTCCTAAATGGGTGGCATCCCCTATATGGGGGGATTGTTGGTTTGAAGAATTTAAATGTTCTTTATATGTTGCATTTCGTGGAGGGGATGAGCCTTCGCTATTTTATTATGACAGTTTAAAGACAAAGACTATTTTTGAATATGAGAGTAATGAGGATATAGGGTTTAAGGTTAGGTTACGGGATATGACCGATAAAGAAAAGCAAAATGCAGAAGAAAAAAAGCGTCAAATGGTAGAGCTTTTATCGGGAGGTGGCCCCATAACATTCTGCTAAAAGGAGGAAAACAAATGAAACTAATATTTAAAATATACAAAAAAATTAGACAGGCACAAAATCGTGATAAGCATCGCTTTGAAATGTATAAACTAGGTGTTTCAGGGACAATGGAACAACTGAAAATGGAATTAGAGATTACTAAGAGAGCAGTCGACGAAAAAAATGCAGAGTTACAAGTTGTAAAAAAAGAATTATCTAAATTTGAACAAGTAGATATAGATCGATTAAAAGAAATAAAAGAAGAAGCATGGAAGATTTGTTCTTTTATGAGACATAACTTGGAGCATCTTGAATTACATCCAGATAAAAAAAAATAATTTTGGATTTAGTCACGAAAAGGATGCTTATACTGATCCAAAAGAAAATCTCGCAGTAAACAGTAAGTTAATAGAAATTGACCATTATGTGAATGAAGAGGAAATATTTGAATATTATAGAGCCCTTTATTGTTATTTAGCAGATGCCTATAGGCAGATTGTTAGATATGAGATGAGAGTTGATTCTATGAATGCCCAGCAAGTAGCAATTAACGATCAAATACTAAAACTAGGAATTATTAAGGCAGTTAATAATGAAACTAATCTTTAAAATTTATAAAAAGGTGCGAGACTTAAAACGGCAAGAAAAAGAACTAAAAGAAGAAGAAAGTAAATTAAAAAGAAGAATTTTAAATTTAAAAAAATTAGTGAAAGAAGGGTGGATAGATTTACATAGTCTCTCACAGTCTGGATATTTAGACCACCTAAAAAAAGAATATGAATACAAAGACAAGCAAATTGCTAGAGAAAAAGAAGAGTTAAAAAAAAGAAGAAAAGCTCTTAATCAACGAGAGCAAAAACTTAACAAATTACAACAAAAACTAAATGACCAAATACTGAATCTAGGGATTGATCAGGAGGTTAATAACAATGATAACCCCTAGGCAAGTATTTATTGGAATATCCATAAGCGTGGGGTTATACCTATTAACTTTTATTGTTTTATGGGAGTGGATACCTTATGCATTTATGAGTTGGTATATATTTTTAAAGGATTGGAGTAAAACAAATGAATAAACAACAAGTTCAAAAGCGAATCCATAAGAATAACCAGTTATTAGACTTAGATTTATTTCAATGGGATGAGAATAGCAAGGTATTGCGAACCAAGGAAAGTAATATACAGTGTTATTTTCATGGCATAGATGGGGTATCTTTTTATGTTGGTGGAGGGTGTTATATTGCGGCTGGGGATAACATTACGGTTCGTGGTTTATCGGATAACGAGATAAAAATTGGTAATCATGGTGATATACGAGCGTTTGATAATGTAAAGTGTGTAGCTGGGGATGATTCCGTATTTAATGTTGGAAGCAATGTTGAAATGACAGTTGGTCATAATTCCAAAGGCAAGGTAAAGGATTGTTGTGTAATCGAGGTATTGGGGATGGGAACATTGATTGCTGGTAATAATTGCAAGTTTATTACTGGTGGCAATTCCATTATACGTATGGGGAGTAGTTGCAAGGTATACCGTTACGATATTAAGGAAATTATTGATATGGATTTAGTGAAGGATAAGCATACAGATATTGCTAGATACGATTTAAAGATCGAGTTAAATGATAATGGGATTAGTGGATATAGGGTGTTACCAAGATATGGATATTAAAATGATAATACAGAGTATAGTAGACCGATTTAAGTTGTTATTTAGCGATATTATCAGTCGTTGGATAGCTAAACCTACGTCATATGGCGTATGGATTGTTATATATGGGACTAAAGCAAAAGGTAATGCGAAAAAGCAATTTAAGTTGTATCAAAATGCTTGGGCGTATTATGACGATGGGAAAGCGTATAGCCTGGATATTGACGGTGTAATTATAAATAGGACGGGGGTTCCATTTAAATATACCACTGAATCTGGGTTGCAGATAGACGATAGCAAGCTCAACAAAGATTTTTATACTAAAGAGAATATTCAAAGAAAAAACCGTGCCTACAAGAAGAAGCGGTTTATTAGGTAAGGAGGTTATTAATATGTCACCACGAGCAGTAGGTTATTTAAGGGTTTCCACACGTAAACAAGAAGTATCTATGCAGAAAATGGCTATATATGAGTATTGCGCTAAGCATGGATTTAAGATTGATGAGGAAGTTGGGGATATGATTCATGTTATTTGTAGCTCAACTAAGGGGGTTGAGAATCGAATGATTAACCGGGTATATGAATTAGAGGACGGTGATCATTTATTATTTTATTCGATATCTCGGTTAGCAAGAACACTTAGGCAGGCCAATGAAATAATTGAGGATTTATATACGAAGGGTGTTGTAGTTCATTTAATCAAGGAAGGATTGGTATTAGATAGTAAAAAACCTTCCCCAGCAGTTAAGATGTTTGTTAATATTTTAGCATCGTTTGCCCAATTTGAGCGTGAGCAATTAAGTGAGCGAACAAAAGATGGGTTATATGCGGCGATGTCAGCTGGGCGAATGCCCGGCCCCAAAAAAGGGTCAAAGCGTGGCAGCAAACTTGACAAATACACTAATGTTATCTTAACGTGGTATTGCGAACGCAATTGGAGTAAGGCGAGAATCGCAAGGAAATTAAATGATATAAAGGGGAAAGATGGGAAGCCATTGGGATGTTCATATATTTCTTTGCATAATTTCTTAAAGAAACGTGAGATTGCGGCTTTAATAAAAGTTAAACAAGAAGAAATAGAAAATCAAGAAAATGAATTAATAAAGCGACTTAATCCACAATAAATGGAGTATTATGCGCTCGCATGTTTTCGATTGATGATTTAAAAAACAAAATGGAGGATTCGGTTCACGAGTATTTGCTTGCCCGAGCCTCCATGCCTAATGCGTTAAAGAAGGGGTATGGGAAAATTGAGTTATCATTTAGGATAACGTGCGAAAATAATAAGCCAGCCTTTTTTCATCACAAAGAAAGTGTTGAGGAAACCATTAAGCCATGATTACGGCTAGCGAGGAGTTAATCCATAAATGGCGTACTAAGCCAATAACCTTTGTACAAGATGTCATTGGGTTCCATTTAACACAAGAAGAACTTGATAAAAAAGGCGAATTATACGGTACTAGCCCAGGCCCACTAGGGTTACATTACATGCTAGACCCGTTACAGGTAGATATTATTCAGTCGTTAGCGGATTTATGTTTTGTTCAGTGGAAAAAGGGCAATGGGGTAAAATTACATGAGGTTGAGGCGAAATTATCAAAGAAAAAAGGTGTGTCTACCATGGCTGGCAAAGGTTGTGGGAAGACAGCCATTGCGAGCTTAGTCTCGTTATGGTTTTTGGTGTGTTATGACAATAGCAAGGTGTTTTTAATTGGCCCTAAATACGATCAAATTATGGCAGGTTTATTCCCAGAAATAAGCAAATGGTATAACCGGTCCATAGAGGTTTATGGGGTAGAGGGGAATTACTTGCGTGAATGTGTTGATGTTAAAGGCGAAACCGTTTTATATACAGGGCAAGGTGATAAAAAATTAAATGCGGCTAAAGGTTGGTCGATCAAGATTATTACATTTGGCCAAAGTGCTAATAACAAAGAAAATACCGTTGGGTTACAGGGTAAACACGCTGATAATATGCTATTTATTACGGATGAGGCCCCGGGTATCCCAAATTACGTATTTGATGCGATAGATGATACGTGTACGCAGGCTAACAACGTAATATTCAATATTTTTAACCCGAATAAAAATACAGGTTGGGCAATTGATGCCCATAGTGCCAAAATGTCAAAATATTGGATTACGCACCAAATTAATTGCGAAAATAGCACTTTGGTAAGCAAAGATCATATTGAATATATGAGGAACAAGTTTGGTGTAGATAGCAATATGTATCGAGTAAACGTGTTAGGGTTGCCGCCATTAACCGATGACGGGGCATTTATAAGTTATGAGTGGATTCGGCAATCGGTTGAAGCCTATGATATGTATGACCCCGAAAAAGATGCCCCACTTATTACCGCGCTTGATGTTGGTGGTGGTGGCGATCCTAGCCAATGCGTGATTATGAAAGGACGTAAGCTGATTAGATTTGAGAAAAACACAAGCCCAAATACAGAAGTGGTAGCGTCTTGGTATGAAGAATTACTGAGTGATTACGAGCCAGATGAATATTACATTGATGCGGTGGGGATTGGGCAAGGCGTTTACGATAAATTGGTTGCCATGGGGTATACAAAATTAAAGGGAATAAAAGGTAATTCTTTCTCAAGAAGTGATCGCTATTTCAATTTAAGGGATGAGTTAGGTTTTAGATTGCGAGATGCATTTGAGACTGGCAATATATATATTCCAGATGATGAGGAATTGATCAATGAAATTAGTTTATTGATGGAGGACCAAGAGCATCGAAGTGGTAAATTCAAGTTGGTCAGTAAAAAGAATGACAAGTTCAAGAAGGAAATGCGTGGCAAGTTGGGATATGAAAGTCCCAACAAACTTGATGCTCTAATGATGTGCTTTTACAACAGATATGAAGTGACAATGCGAATAAAAGAAAGAAAAAAGGATAGATCATTTGTTTCAGGGAATATTATTCAGCAGTTAGACAACGCTTGGATGGCGTTATAGGAGGAAATCATGTTAAAACTTAGTTCGGAGGTTTTAGGCCACGATCATATTATATATATTAGGGCGGCCGTTGAACCGGAAAGTGTTACGGAAAATGGAGATGGGATTATTGGGTTTACCAGTGCTAATGAAGATGACGGGCATCAACACGAAATTTGGTATAACCCAGGGTCAATGGGGCAAGAAATCCCAAACCCAGACACCGGGGAACCAATGGTTATTCCAGAGAGATATTTTGTGCAAGAAGTTAATGGGCACACTCATGAGATATTAGACCAATATTTGAGTATTCCCTCTAATAAAAGGGAAAAGCAATCAGAAAATTATGAGGAAATAACAAATAAGTATCTTAAAATTGCCGCTTTAGCCTATGATAATGATTGTACTTATTATCATAAAGATGCCGTGAAAGCAGAGGAAATGGTTTTTGGTGGGGAATATCAATGGGATGAATCAATTAAAACGACATTACAGCAAAGAGGGCGGCCTTATTTATCATTTAATGTAATTAAAAACAAAGTAAATACGTTAGTAGGATTTTTTCGGTCCGATCCAATGGTGCCAAAAGTTAAACCAACGGAAGGTAGTGATGCCACCTTAAGTGACGTATATAACGCGTTAATTACACATACCTTGGCTGATTGCGATTATAAGAGCGTTCAAAGTGAAGTTGTCACCGATATGATTATTACTGGTAGGGGCAATATTAATATCGGCATTGATACTAAGCATGGGGTTGAGTATGGAGACCCTATGATTGAACACCAAGAATGGGAGCAGGTGAATTATATGCCTCACCTTAAAAAAGATCTCAGTGATTGTGAGGGGGTCGTTAAGTGGCGATGGGTAACTAAAGATTATTTATTAAGAATTGCCCCTGAAAACAAACTAAAAGAGGTTGAGGGAATGAGCGGCACAAGCGTTATGTCTAACTTAGCAGGGTATCAACAAAGTACCAAGCAACCATTTTTATTATTTAATAAGAGTGCCATTAACGAGGAAAAGTACCGATTGATGGACATTACACGTCGAGAGTATAAAGAACGCCTCGTTATCTTTAATCCAGTAGATGAGTATTATTTAGATGGCGAAGATGGAGCAATAGAATCGTGGTTATTAGATGCAAAAACTCGCAAACGCATTCTTAGTATCCCTGGGTTTACTAAGGACACAAGACGAGTTACAGAATATTGGGTTGGTACATTTGCCGCAAATATCATGTTGTATGACAGGTTGAGTGAATTTGATGGGTATATGACCATTCCGTGTTATGCGACTAAACGCCGTGGCCGTATTAAAGGTGAGGTTTATGATTTAATTGACCCCCAAAACGAGTTAAATAAGCGTACCACCAGTTATATTGAGCTATTAATGCGGCTTGGAACAAATGCTGAAATTTATGATGATGAAACTTTTAATGATGAAACGGATAAGAAGAATTATGAGACAGGGCGTTCAACCCCAGGCGCCTTACTTAAAGTTGCAAACGCTGATAAGCCCCCGAGAGAAAAAACACCCCCTCGGTTTCCAACAGAATTATTACAGATTGCTCAATTAAGCGAAAAACACATTGATTTAATTTCAGGTTTTAATACTGAGGGGGTGGCTGGTGTTAGAGGGGTTCAGTCCACACCATTATTCCGCGAAAGACGTAATGCGGCGTTAGCTAATATTCAATATTTATTTGATAACTATAATATCATGTTGCGGCAATTGGGATTTAGGTTAATTGAAATGTATCGAATCTTATATACCCCTGAACGAATTTACAGGATACTGGAAAACCATTCAAATGAAATGCGAATGAAAAATAACGACGAGTTTACCATTAACGGCAAACTATTTAGGGAATATAACCCTGAAGCAATAAAAAAGATATGGGAAAACCCTGATTCCCTCAAATACGATATTGTTATTGATTACGGGCCATACTATACCACTAAGTCTGATGAAAATTTTGCTACTTTTGCACAATTGGCGCAACAAGGTGTCCCAGGAATAACCGCAGATTTCTTATTGCAATTAAGGCCAGATATTGATGAAACACAGAAAAAACGATTGTTAAATGCTGCTCAACAAGGCCAGCAAATGCAAGCACAATTAGAACAACAAAAAAATAATATTGAGATTGAAAAGACTAATATTGCACAACAAGGTCAAAACATTAGGCAGCAACAGCAGTTTGATCATGAAACAAGAATGAAAGTTATTGATAAGGGACTTAATCAAAGTTAAAATTAGTCAATTAACAATAAATAATTGACAATTTTATATTATTTATGTAATTGTGTAAATATCATATTAACTGCTTAATGGAATCACCATGGGCCTCACAGATTAATTTTTAGTAATTTTTCTGTGGGGCCTTTTTTTTTGGGAAAAATTCACATTAAAAAGTTAGGGCATGGCGACCCAGAAGGAGTAAAAAATGAGCGAAGAAGTCACTCAGGAAAAAGAATACAACCAGGCAAATGTCTTGTACGGCGATGTTCCCAGTCCCGAAGAAGCAGAAGCGGTTGATGAAGTAGTTGAGGACGATGCGGACAAACAAGAAAAGTCCGAAGAACAAAACAAGGCCAAAGATGAGCCTCGTAAAAAAAGAAAAAAGAAGGAGTTCGTTTTTAACCGAGATAAATACATTGAAGACGGAATAACCGACGAAAGTGTATTAACAATGCTTGAGGATAAGGATCGTGAGCTTCACAAGCGCAATATTACCATTGGGAAACAAGGTGCAGAAAATAAAAGACTAGAAGAAATTGCCAAAGAGCTTGAGTCAATTAAAGAAAAAGCTAAAGGGATTTCAGACGACGAATACAACGAATTGGCACTAGATAACCCGGCAGAGGCAAGAAAGCGTGATGAAGAAGCGAGAAAGGCCCAGGAACAAGAGCGATTATTGATAATGGAACACAATATCGAAATGAATAAAGGGATATTGGCTAAAACGGAGTCAGAAACAATGGAAGCGTTGACAATGACCGACATTAAAGATGACATTATTGGCATATTATCTAAGGATTACCAAGAATTTGGATTTGATGCATCCCAGACCAATGATGCAATCAAACACTTTAAAAAAGACCCGTTAGCCTCACTAGACCCAACTAATTTTTATCATATTGTTGATCGGATTCGTTTGCAGCAAGATGTTAATGATTTAAATGACATTAATGCTCAATACGAAGATGAAATCAAAAGATTAAAAGAGGAGCTTAAAAATAAGCCTGATGAAGTCACTAAAAGACTTAATCGTGTTAAAAATAGCCCTCACCTTGTTGATAGAGAGCCAGTATCATTATCAAACCATGTTCCACCTTATTTATCTCAAGCCGCGAGATTTTATGGCAAAAAATAACTTATTTTTTTAGGAGGAAATAATGGCCGAATTAAACGCATCAGGGAGTGGATTAACTCTCTTAGATTTTGCAAAGCGAACAGACCCAACAGGTAAGTACCAAGTAGTAGCAGAGTTATTACAACAAAATAACTCCATACTAGATGATATTGTATATAAAGAAGGTAATCTAGCAACTGGAGAGCAAGTTTCAATGCGGACTGGTTTACCATCCGTTTATTGGCGTAAGATTGGTCAGCCTACCCCTAAGTCAAGCTCAACTACTGCTCAAAATACTTTCCCTTTTAAAATGCTAAAAGCGAACAGTATGGAATCCGCAGACATTATTAGATTAGGTGGAGATATCGATCAAGCTAGATTAGATGCCCTAAAAACACACATGGAAGCTATGAACCAAGAGTTTTCAACAGCTTATTTTTATGGCGACCCATCAACAGATGAAAATGAATTTCGTGGTTTAGCTACTACATATTCAAGTCTTTCATCAGCAGATGAGATTTCTACCAATGTACTTGATGCAGGTGGAACAGGGTCAGACAACGCTTCAATTTACTTAGTTGGTCATGGCATTGGAAAAGTATACTGTGCGTTCCCTAAGGGGTCATCAGCTGGATTGCAGCATACCGACAACGGTGAATTCAGTTTTAATGATGAAAATGGTACATTAAGAGTTTTTCAAGACATCCTTGAATGGAAAGCAACTTTAGTTGTTCAAGATTGGAGATTTTGTGTTCGTATATGTAATATTGACGTTTCTGATTTAGCAGGTGGGTCAGCAGCAGATTTGCCCGACTTTATGATAGAAGCAATGTCTTTGCTGCCGAACTTAGATAATGCATGTTTTTACATGAATAGAAAGTTGCATACTTATCTTAGAAAACAAGCTAGAAATGATGTCATTTCGGGTGGTGGATTAACTTTTGATACAATAGCTGGTAAAAAAGTTGCTTTCTTTGATGAAGTTCCAGTAAAGCGAGTCGACGCTTTGTTAAATACGGAAGCCGCAGTTTCCTAAGGAGTAGTACATGTTAGATAAAAATTTATTTTTTGATGATAATGCAGAACAGCTTACCACTGGGGCTAGCACCAACTATCTTGACCTCGAAATTGGTCGAAACATTGGCGCAGGTACCCCATTATATATTGAAAGCCTAGTACGTACAGCAATGACGGATGCAAGTTCAGATTCAACCATGACGTTGACGTTGGAAACTGATGATAATACATCTTTTTCTTCCCCAACTGAATTGCAAACTATTGGTACTTTTTCCGCAACATCAGCCGCAGGAACTAAGTTATCAGTAGGTTTGGTTATTTCTGATTCAGTACAGCGATACATTCGTGTTAAATACACTGTAGCAAACGGGGATTTAACAACTGGTAAATTCTCTACCTATATAACTACATTGTCAGATGTAAACACAGTATACGCAGACGGTATCGCATAATTTGTAAATAAAAGGAGGTGAAACAATAATGTTAATTCAAGCTACCAAAACAGGGTTTTATGAAAGAATACGACAAGAAGGTGATATTTTCGAAGTCCCTGATGATTTTCCTTTGGGGTCTTGGACTAAAAAGGTTGAAGTAGCCTCCTCTGCTAAAGATGAGCCTACTATTAGCGAGAAACCAGTAAAAAGGGGTAGAAAAGCTAAGGTTCAGGAGTTCTAATTATGGCAACGTATGGAGTAACCGCTACCGTAGATAAATTACTAAAGGAAGTTATAAAAATATTGAATGGTC